CGGCTGGGTCTGGGATACTTGGGGTGCCGATTGGGTCGGCGCTACGGTAGCGTCCTGCATAAGTTACTTCCTTCTGTAGTGATTCGAGTGTTCTATATAAAAATGGAGTGAGATCAAGTCTCGGATCCGCAGACATTGGTAAATCCGGTTGTTGCGGATGTGGCGTTCTCATTTCTTGATTAATTAAATCAATAAATGTTGAGTACGCCCTTTGTACTTGTCCAACCATTCTGAACGGATAACCTGATAGCATTCCTGCTACTTCGTCATCCGTTTTAGACGGAAACAAATACTTCAGTGCTTCTATACTATCTACCCCTAATTCTTGAAGGTTTCTAGTAAAGATTGACTGATTTAATTTATCCTGAGTTGTATCTTCATAAACAGGTCCCATCCATCGCCATTCCACTGTACGACTGCCATCTGGAGCAAGACCTAAAACACCTGGAGGAATTTCTTTTGTCTCTTCCGCCTTAGCAAGTGCCTTATTTAACTTTTTATAGTAAGTATCTTGTTGCTTCTGATAACGCTTCTGTTCTTCTTCTGAATCGTCTATTGGAGGATCTACTGTCTTTAATCCAATTGCTTGAGCTAATGTTTTCTTGAATATCTCTTCTTCTTGAAAAATAATTAATTCAAAGCATTTACAAATTCCATAATTATATAGTTGTAAGCATTTTTTCTTAGCAGTTGCACTAACTCTTCCATATTGAGATTTGATTTCAGTCGCAGTTACATTGCTAATAGAAAGATCATCAATACCGCCTAAAGCGAGTCTTATTTCATTTCTAAGTTGTTCAGCAAAACGTGCTTGATCTGTACTAACTGCATTAGGTGTAATGAAACCTACACGATCGGTAGGTTCTAAATTCGCAATAACACGTGGAACACGCATTCCTCCGCCTGGACTTCCAATATATCCTGCGGGATTTCTTGTAACAGGATCTTGTTTATATGTAGATTGAAGAATACTTAAATCTGAAGTAAAACCTGATTGACTCGAAATACTAGGTCTTTGTGGAGGATTGTCTTTATTGCTTTCAACAATATCTTGTTTAGGACGTGAAGATAATAATGTTGGATTACCAAAGAAAGATAAGTTAGCTCTGATATTTTTAACCATTTCATCATGAGCAACAATTTGATTAGCTATCCAATCAAAGTCACCACGACCTTCAGTTCCAAAAGCATCAGGATTATTAAAAACTTCAACACAAGGAATAAATTGCATTGTATTGACTAACTCTTTCTTTTGGAGAGTAGTAAATTCTTGAGGAGTATCAAAACTCAGTTCTTGTTCACTATGCATTTCCTCAATTGTTTCTGCCGTAATGCGTAACCGCATATATCTTTTATCTGTACTTAAACCTATTTGTGTATTATTGAAGCCTTTTGAAGATTTAACTTTATAAGGATAAATAATGACAACTTCTTCTAAATCACCTTCTGGAGAATAAAAAGTGCGATAAGAATTTTTATCAAACCAGTAAATACGATAAGTCTTCTGTGTTGGACGAATATAAAATAAACCTTTTCCCAAAGCCAGGAAATGGTCCCATATAGCATCAAGCCTCGCATCTAATTGATTGAATTTAATAACTTGTTGGATAAGATCATATCTTTGTGTCCCATAATTATCTTGTTCTGGATAAAATTCAACACCCTGCCTAATCCCAAACATTTTCATCTGGGCTAAATGAGCGTTGATTAGCATTGAATCAGCAGCACCCGTAGAATCACGATTAATGACCCCTTCAAGCATTGCTTCAAAAGCTGGATTAGTTTTGCTCATCAGTTACGGTTCTCTGTAAAATTTGCTATGCCTCAACTTCATACCCAGCTGCCATTCTCCTGAAAGTAAGGTTTTCTTCATCGGCTTCAATGTTAAAGCGTTCGCCTGGTTGAAGTCCGAGATCGTGACACAATTCATCGGGAAGATTAATAACGGCTGAACCATATGCATCTTGCTCAAGTTCAATACCTTCGTAATAAAAATTAGAGGCCATGTTAAGTGCTTTAAACAGTCTAAATCGTCAATACTCTAACTCTAGTTTTCCCCTAGACATTAGACCATTACATAGCCAAACTAACGCATCTACACAGTCATCATGAGAACTCACACCAAAATTGATGATTTCATCTGTTAAAGCTTGGAACTTACGGTATTTATTAAACCTAATTTTATGTTGTTCAAAAAGACCCATAATGCCACGGAAACGTGCAACTTTATCTCCACGGAAACCTTTTACAGGATGCCACAATAAATTATGTAATCCTTGTTCTTCCAAACATATTCGTTTAAAGTCAGCCTCTAAAGATGCTTGATATGCAACGGCTTCTGACCAGATATCAACGACACTCCCTGTAGGAAAATAAACATCAGTATCTTTATGTTTATCCTTATCTTTATGAACGACACCCCACTCATACATCATCTCCATAATGGCTTCTAATTTTTCAACATTACCCATAATACGTAAGCGTTTACAATCAATAATATAAATTTTGTCTCCAACTCTTCCACCCATAACAAAAACAGTATAATCATTTCTTTCACGTACTCCTGCAGATAAGTCAACACCTACTCCTAAACATTCAAATTCAGTAGGGATCTGTCCTTTAATGATCAAATCAGGTGAAATTGACATTTCACTCGTTCTAACAATTTGATTCTGATATTGGAAACTAAAGCTAATAGGAGCTTGTCTTCGTCTATCTTTCAAATAATCTAAAGACCACATTTCTGGCCAATATGATTTTTCATCGCCTTCTTTATCTACTGTTACAGCTGACTGAACAATCTGAACCCAGTCATTATCAGGGGTAAAAGTCGTTTGATGTATATCATCATGTCTAAATCTAGTTCCAAGACAAATAGCTCTCCCACCTTCAAACATAGTTGGAACAATAACTGAGTTCCAATTCTCTTCCATCGCTATACGAATATCTCTGTTCTTAATATCATCAGCCGATTTAATAGCGTCATCAATGATGCATAAATGAGAACGTTTAGAAGTCACTGCACCTTTTAATCCAGCACAACATAAACTAAATTCTTCTTCACCAGTAGATTTGATTCCTGCAAATTTCCAATCAATACTCCAATACTCATTAGAATTAATTCCTTTGGCAATTTTAACCATTGGAAAGATTTCTCTATATCTTTTGCTTTCATCAATAATTCTTTTTATTGCAGCACTTTTTGGACGTGCAACATCTACTGTATAAGAGATATAAAGTATCTTTAATGGTTTTCTATGTAAAGCGTGAATACCAATAGACCACGCAGTAAATAAACCAAGGACTGTTGATTTTGCAGAACCTCTAGGAGCAAGAATGTCTACATTTGGTCCTGCAATACCAATTAAACATTCACTGTCCTCATGTGTATATAGATGATCATGCCATAATTCCATATGATGTGCAGGAGGTTTATCACCTACAACATCACAGAAATATGCAAAATCTACACGTGCCTTATCAACATCGATATCTGATGTTTTTTTAACAACTTGCTGTTTTGCAGCTGCTCGTGCAGTTCTACGATAAACAGAATAAATACTGGTTCCTGCCATGCATTAAGGATACCCCAATAACTCTTAAGATTCTTCTTGTAATATTTTTGTCCAAACTCCCATTGAAGCCTCTGTTAACGGTCCTTCAATTGGATCATCTCTAAAAATAGATAACATCTCACGTAAAGCTCTATCTGCACCAGCAAGAATAAGACCTTGTTTATCAAGTAAATACTTTTCATCACTTAACTGCTTAATGGCTCCACGTAATTCTTTTTGTAACATCGCAATACGTGCAGCGCCCATATCTTGTTTAACTACACCTAAATCTATACCATCTCGTAATTTAGAGATGTCTTGTTGCATAGCATCAATCTCTACTTCAAGAATAGAATTAAAATTTCGTTTTTTGAATTGTTCCTTTGACCATTCATCACAATCAGAAATAGAACCTTTATACCCTAAAAAACGAGCATAAAGATACATCTGT